TCCATGCATCTATCCCAGAAAGCAGGGAACGAGCCTGATGTGGCTGGATCTCGGCGGATGGTGAGCGATGCTCCTGGGCCTGGGCTTATTGCTCCTCGGCTGATGTCTGGGTTGTTGGGATGTGGCTCTTATGGGGACGAAGTTGCAGCTCTCGCGCATGACGTGATGAACATTGATCTCATGCCCTGGCAATTATTGGCACTTAGGGGACAACTTGAGCACGATGAGAACGGGGATCTAGTCCGTCGACGTTCTCTGGTTTCGGTCGCTCGGCAGAATGGCAAGACCGTCGCGCTTAAGGCTTTTATCTTGTGGGCCTTGGTAAAGGAACCGATCCGACGTGGCAAGCCAGTCCTCGTGATCTCTACCGCTCACCAGTTGGATCTTGCCGTGGAGATCTTTGAGCAGTTGGCTCCGCTACTCGAGGCAAAGTTCGGCGCGAAGGCCTACTGGAGTTACGGTCGCAATGAGGTTGTCATGCCAGACGAGTCGCGCTGGCTAGTCCAAGCTGCAACCCCGAAAGCGTTTCACGGGTTCTCCCCGACGTACATTGTCGCCGACGAAGTCTGGAACATCTCCGCCGACGTTCTTTTCAATGGCGCTCTGCCATCTCAACGCGCAATGCAGTCTCCGTTGCTGTCGTGCTGGAGCACGGCTGGCACCGAGGACTCTCATGCAATGCTCAAGATGAGAGAAGAGGGTCTTCGCGCTATTGACGAAAAGAAGTTCTCTAAATTGTTCTTCGCCGAGTGGAGCGTTCCCCCAGGCGTTGACCCGATGGTTGAGAAGGGCTATTGGGCGATGGCTAACCCAGCAATCGGGTACACCTTGGATCCCGAGATCTTGGTTGATGAGTCCGAGCAGGTGGACAAAGCAGCCTTCATGAGAGCATCTTTGAACTTGTGGATCTCAAGCGCTAACTCCTGGCTAAATCCTGGGGTCTTTGACAAGTTGACGACTTCGGTGATGCCAGATGGTGGCGTCCTTGCCGTTGACTCCAGCATTGACGAAAGTCTCTACTGCGGGATACGCGCACAACTCAACGATGAAGGGCAGATTGCGGTGACCGTGGAGTTTGTGACAGACACTCTCGGCGCTTGCTGGGAGAAGGTGCATGAGTCCGCCAAGACTTGCCGACAGATTGCGCTCACGCCTTCGCTATTCCAGATGGCCCCTATGGATCTAGAGAAGAAAAAAATAGACGTCGGCTATGGCGAACTTGTCACCCACACGAGCACGATCCGTCAGCTCATCAACGAGGGACGCCTTGTGCATACCGGTGAGCAAATGCTCCTCGAGCACGTCAACCGCGCCGTCGGCGTCAAGACCCAGTCTGGCTACACGATCTCATCACAGAAATCGAGTGGCCCGATCACAATGGCGAGGTGCATGATCTTCGCAGCTGCACTTGTAGCCAAGCCAACACAAAAGGCAAGAGCAGCCATCGCTTTCGGCAGGTGATCACTTTCTATCTTTTGCCGTGGTGCTTGCTTTTGTTACACGCTAGGTAGAGACTCCAGGTGATGCCTCTCTTCGGTAAAAAGATCACCGCGCCAGCGTACAACTCAGCCCCACTAGCTGCTGCTGCAGGCGCGTCTCAGATAGGCCAGTTTTACTCGTACTCCGTAGGGGCGTTCGAAGAAGCTGCACTATCTGTCCCCACCATCGCTCGGGCTGTTTCGTTGCTCTCGACGGTGGTGGGAACCCTCGACATGAAGTCCTATGTGCTCCAATGGAACGGCGAAGAGTACGAAAAGATTTACGTCGAGGGCGAGTCTTGGATGACCCGACCAGACCCAAAAGTCACTCGCAACTTCATCATGGCAAAAACGGCGCGAGACCTGATCATGTACGGTCGCGCTTTTTGGGCAATCACTTCGCGCTATAGCACAGGCTTCCCAGCAACTTTCCAATGGCTCCCAGCAAACATGATCAACACTCCAAAAAATGCTCCGCCCGAATGGTTCGGCCCAGCAGACGAGTTGGAGATGAACGGGATGCCACTTGACCCGAGCAACGTTGTCCAATTCTTAAACGGCAACCAAGGCATCGTTTATCAAGGCCGTCGCGCCATCCAGATCGCACTCAAACTGGATCAGAGCGCGGAGCGTTTTGCATCAAATGAAATCGCAGCTGGATATCTTCAGCAAAAAGGCGGAGAGCCAATGTCGGGCGAAGAACTCGGCGAAATGGCTGCAGCCTGGGCTAACAACCGTCGCTCCAATGCGATCGGCGCTCTCAATGAGTTTGTAAACTTCGTTTCCTTTGATCAAGACCCAAGCAAACTGCAGCTAGTCGAAGGCCGTGAGTATCAGACAAAAGAATTGTCGCGCCTCATGGACATTCCTGCCTATTTGCTCGCTATTGACCAAAGCGGTATGACTTACGCAAACGCACAGCAGGCTCGCCAAGACTTGCTACTTTTCGGTGCTCGCCCAATTCTCCACGCCATAGAGGAACGCTTGTCTATGGACGATGTGCTCCCTCGAGGACGTCACACACAATTTGACCTCGATGAATACGTTGGCGAATACGCGCCAGACGCTCACGAACCAGTCATGCAAGAACCAGCAGCTAACCCTCTCTCCGATACAAACAACCTGGAGTAATCATGATCCATTTCCACGCAGACCTAGATCTCATTATCGCCGAAGCAGGCGACGAGAACCGCCCAGCGCGTATCGCCGGTATTGCCGTCCCCTGGGATGTTGTTGCAACTGTTTCAGGAGGTCAGCGCGTCAAGTTTCTACGAGGCGCGTTTGACCTAACTCAAAAGCCAGCAAAACTTTTAGAGAACCATGACATGAGTCAATTACGCGGAGTCGTTAACGCTCTCGCCGACAGCGACGCTGGCCTCGAGTTTGAAGCAACGCTGGCGGACACTCGCGCTTCAAAAGACGCGGTCGCCTTGCTTAAGGCTGGCGCGTATGACTCGGTAAGCGTCGGCGCAAACCCCGTCTCATTTAAGTTTGACAAAGCAGGAGTCATGGTTGTGTCAAAAGCACAGCTCATCGAGCTCTCACTTGTCGCGGTTCCTGCTTTTTCGGAAGCAGTAATCACAGAAATCGCAGCCTCGGCCGATCCTGAGGAAAGCGAAATAGAAGAAGAAACCCTAGACACCCCTGAGGAGGAAAACGTGTCAGAAGCAATCAAGGCCGAGTCAGCAGAGTCGGCAACAACCCCCACAAGTCCAATCCTGTACGCACAGGCTCGACGCGAGTTTAAACTCCCATCACCTGCCGAATACATCTCGTCATACCTCAAAGGTGGACACGAGTTCGCACAGATGCAGGACAACATCCGCGCAGCTGCACCAGACGTCATCACCACCGATACGCCAGGCATTTTGCCAACCCCAATCCTTGCACCTGTTTACAACAACTTCCGCGGACTCCGTCCAGTAGTTGACGCAATCGGCGCGAAAGCAATGCCAGGAGGCGGAAAAATCTTTATCCGCCCAGAAGTAACCACCCATACTTCAATGGCTGTCCAGTCAGCAGAAAACGCTGCACTCCAGTCAGGAACTTTCGTTGTTTACAACAACCAAGTCACAAAGAACACCTACGGCGGTTACGTCACCATTTCCGAGCAAGACCTTGACTGGACAGACCCAGCAGTTTTGTCGCTCGTACTTGACGACATGGCACGCATCTACGCAAATCAAACGGACGACGTGGCAGCCGATGCACTTGTTGCAGGCGCAACCACCACAGCCGTTCTGTCAGATGCAAACCTTCTGCTTGCAGACAAAGTTGTTGCCTTCGTTTACGATGCAGCTGCAACTATCTTGTCAGCATCAAACGGCAACCTCCCAACTCACTTGTTCGTATCTAGCGACGTTTTTGCCAGCCTCGGAAAATTGAGCGACAGTTCACTCCGTCCGTTGTTCCCACAGGTCGGCCCAATGAACGCTTATGGTTCAATGAGCCCTGGCTCTGTTGAGTCAGTTGCTTTCGGGCTCCGCGTTGTTGTTGATCGCAACTTTGCAGCCAAAACAATGGTCGTCGGAGACGCTTCAGGCTTCGAGATTTTTGAACAGCCAAAGGGCGCTATCAGCATTGACAATCCTTCAACCTTGTCGCGCACGATCGCCTTCCGTGGCTACTTTGCCACTTTGATGATCGATAACACAAAGTTCGTCAAGCGCGTAACCGCCTAAATAGTCCAGTACGTCCGAGAAAGTTTGCATCATGGCAACGTTTACAGTCACTCACCACCAGCGACTAGACGACTATGCCGTGGTGCAAACTCTCGAGGATACGGACATCGGCATCGGTCAAAGCATCACGCTCGCAGGCCTCGGTCACAGTCTGAATGGCACTCACACCGTTTATGACATCAACCCTTACTATTTTGAAGGCGTTGACGAAGAAGGCGACCTGCTTTTCAACTACGACATATACATCGGCAACCAAGTCATCTTCTATGACGCTGGCGACGACTTAGAACGTAGTGCAGC